AGATTGCAAAGTCCGTTAAAATCCGCGGTTATAGCCATTCCTGACGGTAAACCTTGGGTCTTAAACACGATTGTATTTCCACACAAGGAATAGGCATAGATAGCATCCTCCAAAATAACCTGTCTGGCCATCTTGTCAGCTTCACTACCCCCGTACCAAGCGTTTATTACATCAACTGCTCTCATCATTGTATCTGGATCTAATCGTCCGTCCCACTCTTTAAAATCTCCTGCAATAACTTTGCCGCCGAAACGGTTTAGTCGTCGAAAGAGCGTCGTCCAAGCGGGTCCTTCTGGGTCGATACCAACTGCTGAGGGCAATTGAGTCGCGTGTTGATTCATTGCAGTCACAAACGCGCCGAAGTATTTCCGACAAACAATTGTATAATGCAAAGGCATGCAATCAAAAAGCCGTGTAGAACCTTCCGCTATCTTCGCCAATGACCTCCTCTCATCCTTTAGATTTAGGTAGGTCAGGCTAAAATATCTCTTACCCATACGGGCAAGCTGTTCGTATTCGTCCACTGCTTTTCTTAAGTAGGAGTTCTCAATCCGATAAAGCTGATCTCTATTTTCTGAAAACAGAAATCTCTTTCCTTTCGCTCCCACTGGTTTCCATTGCTTATACGGTAATCCTGGGCTCGTCGCCATATTAATGCGACTGTATCCGGCTTGGGGCACTCCATTTATTGCCTCCGATTCAGTCAGTACCCGTTTAGTCATTCCTACTGGAACCACTCTCATCAACCTCGCGGTAATAAGAGCAGTAGCCAGAGACAACAAACGTTGGCAAAATGGTACTGTACCTAGAGCGTATTTTCGATAACCGAAATTCAGAGGGGTGTACTCTGGATCTTCTTTTCGGTCGGAAGAAAGTCGCTCATCTTTCTTTCCTTTCACACTTGGGCCTGTTAGAACAGGGAATGCTACTCCATGAATTGGTGTTGGGACTATGTCAGTCTTGAAACAAATACGCTCAGCAAAGCGCGGTTTCATCGTTCCAGCATAACCAGTCCTTCCTTCAGGAACAACATCCACTGTTTCCAATGAATCATCCCAA